TCACTAAACTTTTGTTTAGATAATTCTTTTCTATCCCATTTAGAGTAACATATAGCGGCCGCCTGTGATTGTTCATATCCTGCGGTTATTTCTTCTCCGATACAACGTGAGATAAACTCTTCTTGAGTTTCGGATGGTCTTGGTTTAACTGGCATATTATTTGGTTTTATCAATTATTTTTCGTATCTTTAATACAATTATTTAACAATCAGAAATTGTTATATATTAAAGAGTTACAATGCCGAGACCTAAAAACCCAAATAACAATTACTTTAATTCAGATGTAGAAGAAGCTGTACACGCTTTCAATCTATGTGATGATGAAAGAGAACGTAATAAACTATTCTCAATAATATATCCGGCACTTGCTAAAATCTCACAGGTTTGGCGTAATAAGATTAAACCAACTTACATAGAAATACCACCAGATGAATTGGAAATGGATTGTACAACATTTATGTTAGAGAAACTTCCAATGGTTAAAAAAGGTAAAGGTAAAGCGTTTAGTTACTTAACGGTAACTGCTCGTAATTACTACATTCAGGAGAATATGAAATGGTATGCTAAACATAAAAAGAATCCATCAATAGATGCAATCTCTGATAAATTTGATGTTGAAGAAATACCATCTAATAGAGTTGAAGAAATGGAAGAATCTTATTTAATACATTTTTAGAATACATTGATGAAAACTTTGATGAAATATTTCCAACAAAGAAACATAAACTATTTGCTAATGTGTTTATGGAAAAGGTAAGGACTAAAGGTCTTTCGCTTGATTTTAATCGTAGAAAGTTTCTGAATGAAGTATCTACAGAAACAGGAATTGAAAGAGGCTCAATAACTAAACAAGTTAGTAGAGTTGCTTCTCAATTTACTATTTTCAAAGAATACTATGATATGTATGGAACTAAACCCGCATTTAAAGAGAAGGATACTATATCAGATAAAGATGCTGCGTATATCAGAAAACATTATAAACACTACTCTAAAACATATGGTGTAAATGGTATATCTCGTAAATTGGGAATACCTTATGATGTAGTATTAGATTGGGTTAGTAAATCTACTTTATAATATACGTTTTATTTTCGTATCTAAATCTACTTACAGTCAAAGTATCTAATGTTCTCCAATCACCTGAAGGATAATCACCTTGAAGATTGTACATATCGTTATCTTCTTTTGTAAGTGATGCTTGATTACCAACATAAGCTGCTGAATCCCACCACATAGTATATCTTCGGTTATTACCTTCTTCGGTTGTGTACCAACAATTAATAGGATTACTCTCACTACTTTCTCTTAACTTATTCATAAAGAAATTATAAGTTACAGGTTCAATAGCGAACTTCTGAATGTATTTATGTGCTTTATTTATATTCATATTAATCTACAATTGGTCCACCTACAACCCACGCATCGCAGGTTCTACTAGCGGCACATTTAAAATCAAATGCTTCACAATAACCTAACTCACCTGCTTCAATTGCATCGTATGGGTCTACTTCTGTTCCGAGTCCTTCGGCAATGCAATCCAAAACTTTTTGAGTTCTATAAAAGAATGCGCAATTACCACATAAGGCTTTTTTCGCTGCTTCAACGTTTCCTTCAAATTGGTCTGCTTTTGCTCTCCAATATTGTTCGTTTGCTTCGTTTGGATTTTCTGGTCCGTAATTCGCTTCATCTATTGCTTTTTGTCTATTTGCTAAATTCAGTTGTATATCTTGCGTTGCTGGTGGACAATCTTCTTGTAAGGTTTGTTTTCTTGTATATTTCTTTTTCCCTTTAGCTTGTTCACCAGGATATGTTGATGATATTGAAGGTTGTACTTCACTTTCTTCTAACAATCCTAATTCTCTTAATTTATTTCTACTCCAACTTAATCCACTTTTACCACCCCACAATAAGAAACTGATATATCCGCAATCCGAATTTGAATCGGCTTGGTCGTAATATACTTCAGCTCTACTCAAATAGGAGTACATTCTTTTGATAGTTTCTACCGATATGGGTTTATTTTGAGCGAGTTGCTGTCCACGTACTTTACCCACTGGTGTTGCACATTTATTACCATTTCTCTCATTCAATTCTATTCCTCTTTTAGCATTGTTTGCTACACCACTACCATAATCAGAATAAGATTCCATTTCAACCTTTTGCTTTGATTTAAAACGTTTATCTTTCTTTATGATAGCTTTTATCTCTGAAAGAATTAAAAGGGCTTCCACTGAATTCTACTTTATGTTGTTCAACTAGCGAATGGCCAAAGAGACCCTCTATCGAGAACCCTTTTACTTCCCCGGTCTTTATATAATCATTCCAAATCTCATCATTATCAATCTTAAACGTACCCATCCAAGTACCAACTGGAACATTAAGATTATACAAAGCTGATTTATCTTTAGTAATGCTCTCTTTAATCCAACTCTCGACAAGGGTAACTCCATTGATTTTCTCATTGTGCTCCAATGTTGATTTATCTGTGTACTTCTTTTTCAAGTACATTTCTGATAACTTCTTAATTGTTTCAGGTTTAAAGAATACATGATAAGGTTTACCTTCTCCATCTATTCTTAATATTTGCTTGTTTGGAATCAAAATAGCCCCCATTACAAGACGTTTTTCATCGTTTAATGCTGCAAATTGTATATTTTCTTTATCAAAGAATATAAAATTTGATTCAATAGCCGGCTCAGAAACAAGAGACACAGCAAAAACTTCATCTATATTTTCATCTTCTATTACTAATTCGTATATCATAATACTTTAACAATTTTGTTTTTGTTTATCCACCCGTACCACCACTAAACGTTGCAGCTCTAGTTGTTCTTCTATCTAATGCTTGTTGTGAAGTTACATCACCACTTACAACATATGCTCTAATTGGTTGTCCTGTAATTCCACTTAATGTTTGTGCGATTTGTGCTCCAGGTGTTGCTTGTCCACCTGCACCTAATATTGTAGGAACTGGTGTTGGACCTCCTGCAGTTGGTGGAGTAATACCCCCACTACTTGATGATCTTGGTAATGTTGCTCCGCCACCGCCTCCACCAGAACTATTATCTGATGAATTGATTTGTGATATTGATTTTGCCGCTCCCGCTACTGTACTTGCTATACCTAATGCTGCTGATATAGTGTTTATGGTAACGAATGGTTGTCCCGCTGTCACAGGAAATGCAGCTACTGCTTTAGCATTTGCTACTGCTGTATTTGCAATAATTTTACCAATAGATGCCGCTTGTTCAATGATAATACCAGCAATTGCTAATTTCTTATTCTTTCCAGCAATCTCTTTTAAGAATGAACCAAATTGAGATGTCAAATCTAAATAAGCATTTTGAACTTCCGCTCTTGCTTCCAATTCTGCCATATCAATTGCAGCTCTTTCATTCGCCGCTTCTTGTTTAATTGCAGTTCTTTGATTTTCAGTAAGATTTTCTTGTGCTAATAACTCAGCTTCTTTATTTGCAATTAATTCCCTTCTTCTATCAAATGATGTTGAAAGGTTTGCAAGTTCATTTTCAAATCCTAATATCTCATCATCTCTTCTTGATTGTCTAAGCGCTGCTCTTTGTGCTTCCGCATCTAAAGCAATTCTAGTCTTTTGTGCTTCAGTTAATCCAACAACTTCTAATGCTTTCTTTTCTTCTTCATCAATAAGTGCTAATAAGGCTTCATACTTCTTTCTCTCTAAATCAACTCTTTCTTCATTGGCATCCGCTACAATTTGTGCTTTACTTTTATCACACAATCCTTCTGCACATAATAATAATTGTTCTTTAGCGTTTACTAAAGCAATCTCTCTATTGTATCGGTTATTTAATTCTAATAAACGATTCTCTTGTGAAAACTTAAATTCATCAAATGCTTTTTGAGATAATTCTTTTTCTCTTAATTGTTTTTCTTCTGCTTTCTTAGCTTCTTCATCATCAAAGTTCTTATTGATTGTAGCCTCATCGTTCTTATACGCCTGTTGTGCATTAACTCTAGCTCTCTTATATTGGTCATCAATCGCTGAGAAATCGGTAAATCCTTTTAATTGTGCTTCTTTAACTGCAGCGATTCTACCTTTTTCTAATGTTTCTAAATCTTTATTTAACTTCTCACCTCTTTTGTATATCTCTTGGTCTCTCTTACTTAATGATGAAAGATATGATTCAGTTTCTATTTTAGCAGCTTCTTCAATTGCTTTTACTCTTTCATCAGCTTCTTTCTTTTCATCAGCTACTCTTTGTTTGTTCGCTTCTGCTCTTTTCTTATTTCTTTCATCCAATGCTTTCTTTTCAGCTACAGTCAATCTCTTACTACCTTCATTGAATGCTTTAGAACCGGTTTCCATACCAGTCTTAATACCACTTACAACGCCATCACCAATTCCTTTTGCTGTTTTCTTAACGTTATCAGTAAAATTACTTACACCTTTCTTAACTGTTTCACCAACTTGTGCTACACCTTCTTTAATAAGACCTAAATCAAATGTGAATATTCCTTTAAGAACTTTACCTGTACCTTCACCAACACCTATAAGAGTTTTGAAAGCGTTTACCAAATTGTTTACAACAAATCCAGCTAATGCTTTACCAACGTTTAATACTGCTGTAAATGTACCAGCTAATACTCCCATCGTTGTAGAGAGTACCTTCATTACTTGCTCATTCTCTAATAATCCACTTAATAAATCAGCAAGTGCCATAGCAACAGGCTCAATTACTGCAAACACACCATTCATTATCTTTTCAAATGCTTCGGTGATTTTATTCAGTTTAGCTTGTCCTTCTTCGGTTCTACTTAATGATTCTTTAAATGCAGCAAATGCACCAACAATAAGAGTTACAGCTCCTAATGCTAATTTAAATCCTAATGAGAATTTATTTAAGTTTTCATTGAATCCTTTGATTGCTCCACCAACTTGTCCAATAGGACCAGGCAATGCTGCTAACTGGTCATCAAACTGACCGGCTTGGAAATTAACTTTATCTTGAGCATCGTTTAACTCATCTAATTTACCTCTTAACTTCTCAAATTCTGCAGTACCCGATTTACCTTCATCGGCAAGTTTTTGTAATTGAACTGTGGTTTCTCTGATTTGTCCTCTGAGTGATTTAAATTTACCACCAGCACCTTCAGCTTCGTTACCTAACTGTCCAACTTGGTCTGCTCCCGTTACTTCGGTTTCAACTACTACATTATATGTGGTTGTGTTGTTATCTGCCATGCCACAAGCGTTTTATTAATTGTTTCATTTGTTTCCAAGTATAAGGAATTTTTCTACTACCTTTAGCAAAATCTACTTCTTTTGATACTCCGTGGTAATCACTAAT